TGAGGTTTTGAAGTGAACTCTGCCGCCGACATCCAAACCGTTGAGCACACCAGCATCGATGAAGAAACCATCGAGATGGAAGCCAAGGCCAAACAGGTGGCCGAGCACCTGAGCAAAGCCTACCCCAACCACATGTGGGCGGTGGGCTGGGCTCCGGGCATGACGCTGGTGGTTAAGAACATGGCAATAGACGACGGGCGCTACGGTTTTACAATTGACGCTGCCAAAACCTTTAGCGCTAGCGACCTTGCCCGCAGCGCCATGCTTGCGGGTGGCGAACTGCTTGAACGCTGTGGCGTACGCCGGGGCGCTTGGGACGGCGAGATGATGGTGTTGCAAAACAAGGAAGAGGACCGCTGATCATGCCAATGTACAAAAGCAAAGACGTTGAAGTGTCTACTGACCCTAAAAAGTACAGCAGCAAAGCAACGGTAGAGTCCAGCAAGCCGCAGGGCAAGGCCAATACGTACATGGGCCCGGACAACCCTAGCACCGCTGGCGACCGCGACGCCAACCGCCGCATGGGCAAGGACGCTGGCGAGATGGGCAAAAAGTGGCAAGACACTTTTGACAAGTAGCATGTCCACAGACCCGCGCACCAAAGGCGAGGGTTGGATTGGCGTGGACCTTGACGGCACCCTCGCCCATTACGACCACTACCGGGGCGACGACTTTGTTGGCGCGCCGGTAGATGCTATGGTCAAGAGGGTACGCAAGTGGGTGGACGCGGGGCAGGACGTACGCCTGTTTACTGCACGGGCACCGCACCCGGCCATACGCCGTTGGATGCGGGAACACCTTGGCGCTGTGCTGCCAATCACCAACACCAAGGACCGCTACATGGTGCTGATGATTGATGACCGCGCCGTGGGCGTAGAGCGTAACACCGGCAAGTTAGACAATGAGCAACGGGCAACTGAGGCAGTAAAAGATGCTACAAATTGACAGCAAGCTGCAGGCGCCTACTGCCCAGACGGCTGACCCCGACGACAACGCCGACGAGCGCGGCTGGCTCCGCAGGGCTCGTGCAGCGTACCGCAGTAGCACTACGTACGTGGATGCAAACTTCCGCAAAGGCTGGGACGACAGCATCCGCGCGTTCAACAACCAGCACCCCGGCGACAGCAAATACACACAGCCCGCGTACGACAAGCGCAGCAAGCTGTTCCGGCCCAAGATACGCTCAGTAATCCGCAAGAACGAGGCCGCAGCCGCTGCGGCGTTTTTCTCCAACATGGATGTGGTGAGCATCTCCGCCAGCGACCAGACCGACAAAGCCCAGCTTATCAGCGCCGAGGTAATGAAGCAACTGCTCCAGTACAGGCTAACGCGCAGCATCCCGTGGTTCCAGACGCTGCTGGGCGGCCTGCAGGACGCCCAAGTTACCGGCATGGTGTGCGCACACGTGTACTGGAAATACGAGGAGCTTGCTAGCACCGTTGTAGACAAGCCCTGCGTAGATATTGTGCCGATTGAAAACATGCGCTTTGACCCTAGCGCCAGTTGGATTGACATTGTAAACACCAGCCCATACATCATTCACTTGATGCCCATGTATGCTATGGACATCAAGGCCAAGATGGAGACCGGCGAGTGGCGCGACTTACCCGTCACCAGCGCAGCCGTTGGCGCCGGTATGGACAGCACCCGCCTTGCCCGCAACACGAACAAGGAAGACCCACTCGGCGACGCGAGCCGCGCTTTGGATGACTACGACATCGCCTGGGTGCAGCGGCACATTCACCGCCGCGACGGCGAGGATTGGGAGTTTTACACGTTGGGCGAGATTGGCCTGCTCACCGAGCCCGTGCCCCTTATTGACGTAGTGTTCCACGGCAAACGGCCCTACGTGGTTGGTACTTGCATTATTGAAACACACAAGGCAATGCCTAGCGGCGTGCCTACGCTGGCGCGTGGCCTTGAGGACGAGATTAACGAGATTGCCAACCAGCGCATTGACAACGTCAAGTTCGCGTTGAACAAGAAGTGGTTTGCCAAGCGCGGCGTTGAGGTTGACCTTGCTGGCCTTACGCGCAACGTGCCCGGTGGCGTTGTGATGATGAACGATCCCGCCAACGATGTGCGCGAGATCACATGGCCCGATGTTACCCAAAGCTCCTACGCCGAGCAGCAGGGGTTGGACATGTCCATGGATGAGCTGCTGGGTAACTTTAACCCCGCCGCGATGATGACCGCCGGCGCCGGTAATGCACCCGCACGCAATATGGCCATGCTCAACCAAAGCAATGGCACGCTGGTTGAGTATCTTATCCGCACGTTTGTTGAGACGTTCGTGCAGCCGGTGTTGCGTCAGCTTGTGCTGCTGGAACAACAGTACGAGACTGACCGCGTCATACTAGGCATGGCGGCTAAGAGCAGCAAGATGCTGCAACGCTTTGGTATTGACGAGGTTACTGACGAACTGCTGGCCCAGGAGATAACCCTGAACGTGAACGTGGGCATGGGCGCTACTGACCCAACCCAGAAGCTGCAAAAGTTCCTCGCTGCGTTTACTGCATTTACGGGCGCCATGCGCAACCCAACCCCGGGCGTCAACATGGTTGAGGTGGGCAAAGAAATCTTTGGGCACCTGGGGTACGCGGATGGTAGCCGCTTCTTCACCAACGACAACCCACAGGTTGACCAGTTGCAGCAGCAATTGCGCGCCGCGATGATGCAGATACAGCAGCTCACTAGCAAAATGCAAGAGAAGCAATCCGCACAGGTGGTTGGCCTGACCAAGACCCGCGAAACCAACCAGACCAAAATGCAGATCGAGGCGCTGAGGCAAGAGAACGAGAACAAGCGGTCGCTGGCAACGCACTTTACAGCCCTTTCAGTACAGGAAAACACCAGTGGACAACAGCGAACTGCTTGACCGTGCCCAGTTTGGCAAACAAGTGGAGTACTTTTGGGACTCCCAGGTGGGTGGGTACTTGCGCGCCCGCGCGCAGGAGGTATATACTACGGCCATTCAAGCGCTTAAGACCTGCGACCCCACCGACGCACGACTAATAATCAAGCTGCAGGGTGATGTTTGGAAGGCCGAGGAGTTTGAAAACTGGCTGTCACAAGCAGTTACAGACGGTTTGAAATCTTTAGAACTACTTGAAGGCGAACTAGATGGCGAATGACGTTGACCAAGATGGCGCTACCCCCGTTGACGGGGGTAGCGCCGAGTCAGTAGGCACCAATAATGATGCCCGCGTTGCCCTTTTGAATCAAATCAATGATTCAAACGATGAAGGCCGCGCTGACGAGCTTGCCAACGTCAACGACGACGACTCTACCGAGCCGTTTCAAGCAAATAAGCGCGCCGAAGAGGACGAAAAAGACGTCGAGCCCGTGGCTGAGGCTGCCGCAGAGCCTGAACAGCCCACAAAGTACAAAATCAAGGTCAACGGCCGCGAACTTGAGCTTACGCACGACGAGCTTATCGCCCGGGCCCAAAAAGTTGAGAGTGCTGACCAGTATTTGGCCGATGCCAAGCGTCAGCAACGCGTTGCAGAAGCACCCGTGGTGCAGCAACCCTCGCAGGAAGAGCTTCAGCGTCGTGCAGACGAGGAAGATCGAGCGCTGGTCCGCGCTATACAAATGGGCACTGAGGAAGAGGCCACTGCTGCGCTGCGTAAGCTGCGCACGCAGGCTAGTGTAGCGCGTCCATCTATTGGATTAGACGATGTGTCCCGCACTATCGACGAACGCCTTGCGTTTAACGAAGCGATCTCCCACTTTCGATCTGAGTTCTCCGACATCGTGACTGACCCCTACCTTAACAAGCTCGCCCTAGACCGGGATGCCGAGCTTCTTAGGGATGGCGACATCCGCCCGTACGCTGAACGCTACGTCGACATTGGCATGCAGCTCCGTGCTTGGAAAGACTCCCTTGTACCCACCCGGGCCAAGGAAGTGGTGTCCGGGCAAGAGAAGCAAGAGCGCAAAGCGGCTGCCCCCAAGGCTCCAGTAGCGGCTAGCGCCAAAACTGCGCCCCCACGGCAGGAAACTGAAGATGATGACACGCCCGCAGACGTGATCCGTAGCATGGCCAAGAGCCGTGGCGGACCACAGTGGATGCGCGGTTAATCTACACAAAGAAACCTTGGAGTAACTAAACATGGCTGGTCAAGTCTGGGCAGTAAACTCACTGGGCGGGTACATGTACTCGCGCCAGTTGAGTAACGTGCTTCGCATGGCGGTGCAACCGCTGGTGAAGTTTCGGCAATTCGCTGACGTTCGCGACGCATCGCAGCAAGGCAAAAAGAAGGGTGACATTTTCACCTGGGACGTCTTCAGTGACGTGGTTACGGCTGGTGGCCTGATTCAGGAAACCAACACGATGCCGGAAAGCAACTTCACCATCACGCAGGGCACCCTGACGATGAGTGAAGCCGGTAACAGCGTGCCGTACTCGGGCAAACTGGACAATTTGTCCAAATTCCCGGTGATGGAGCTGATCCAGAAGGTGTTAAAGAACGACGCAGTCAAGGCGTTTGACCGCCTCGCCTGGAACCAGTTCAACCAGACGCTGCTGCGCGCAATTCCGGTTGGTGGCACGGACACCGCCGCTATTACGCTGTACACCAATGGTACGGTTACAGGCACCAACAGCATTGCTTACGGCAATGCGCACGCCAAGTCCATTGTCGACACGATGAAGGAACGTAACATCCCCGCTTACCTGGGTGATGACTACTACGCTCTTGCATGGCCGTCCACGCTGCGCACGTTTAAGAACAACCTGGAAACCATTCACCAATACAGTGATACGGGCTTCAAGTTGATCATGAACGGCGAGATTGGCCGCTACGAGAACGTCCGCTACGTTGAGCAGACCAACATTGCCAAGGGCACCGGCACTGACGGCATCACGCAAACCACGTGGACTAATGGTAAGAGCGATTGGATCTTCTTCTTCGGTAATGATACCGTCGCAGAGGCCATTGCCGTGCCGGAGGAAATGCGTGGCAAAATTCCAAGCGACTACGGACGCAGCAAAGGCGTAGCGTGGTACTACTTGGGTGGGTTCGGCATCGTACACACTCTCGCTGCGAACACTCGCATCGTGAAGTGGGACAGCGCAGCTTAAGGAGTAGGAAAAATGGCTTCTAAAAATATGATGTACGACAGCCCTGCCTACGTGGCAGTGCTGCCTATCTCGTTGATTGGCACTGGCACTGGCGGTGCGGGCATTACCGGTGCTAGCGGACAAAGCAACAAGTTTGTCGCGTTCACCAACATGTTCATCAAGTCAGTGGTTACGGCTGCCACTACGGTGGGCACCAGCACGGTGTCGTCTAACGGGGTCTTGTTTTACAAGATCTCCAACAACGGCACCACTGCTGTCAACACCACTACCACCACGTACACGATGGTGCCTACCGGCATTCCGGGCATTAACGGTTCTGCAGTTACCACTGCAGCGTACATGGTCAGCCACTTGCCGCCCACTGCGCAAAACACCACAGGCGGCATCCCCATGCTGCAGGGTGACATCGGCTACATTGCCAAGGGCACTGACGCTACCGAGGTGCTTTACGCACAGGTGGAGACGGTGATCCAGCCGCTGGCTAACCTCACAGTATAAGGAGAAGACACCATGGCTGGAAACACTACTACCAAAAAGGCTTACGGCAACGTCAAGAGCCCGTCTGCTGGGCATGTTATGGCGCCAAAGTCTGTTAGCGTGCAGAACCACGGCGGCATGTACAAGGGGCAGTTGCGCGGCGAGGGCGGCATGGAGTCCTACGCCAACCCCATGCAAGAGGAAGTGGCCGCGCTTAAGGGTATTGGCGGCACGTACAACGACATCGGCGAGATGTCTGGTTTCATCACCGACGGATACCAGGACAAGAACGGTATTCCTTACGGTGAAGCCGCCAAGTTCAACTACTTGCCACCGGGCATGGAGATCACCAATCAGGTGAATGCCGAAATCCACGAGATGAAGCTGTACAAGCTCACGGCCGAGTCTTATCCTGGTGATGGCTGGATGCCATCGCCACGTGATATTACGGAGTAAGCGCAAGCTGTAGTACACTAGAAAGGGGGCGCTGTGCCCCCTTTCTTCCATGGAGAATACACCGTGCATCCACTGCAAGAAAAATTTCAGATAACCGTACCCGCCAAGGAAGAGGGTGCCGAACCCTGGGTGCCCGCTAATGCCACGTGGAATATTGAGGACGGCAACCCTGCCGGGTGCCTGTTCAATCAACTGCCACCGGGGATGGAAATACGCGCACAGCACAGGTCGCGGCAGCATAACATGGCATTCGTTATGTCGGGCGATACGGACGTGAGCAAGGACACTAACCCCATGGCTTACGCCGAGGGCTTTACCAAGCGCGACATGAAGGCGATTGACGACCAATACACTGGCGAGCATGTTGAGCACTTCTACGGTGACGCTGGTGGCTTTGTTGAACGTAACAACTACCTAGACCGCGAGTAACCCGCCATGCCATTTGATGCAAGCTCAGCTTACGCCACGTACGCGGACAATGTTGGTAACATCCTGTACTACCAGAGCAACGTGGCTTACCGGCAAACGTCTCCGGGCACGTACACGGTAGTCAATACACAGCACGCCAACCCGCCTGCGTTGGCGCAGTCCATACCTAATTTTCCGTCAAGCGCGCAGACATTCTCTACCAGTGATACGGCATACTTGCCCACACCGTCCATAATCTACGTAGGTGGCGCTGGCAACGTAAAAGTTACCACTGCCCAGGGCGACGACGTCACGTTTAACGGGCTGTTGGCGGGGCAAGTTATCCCCGTGCAGGTAATCCGGGTGTGGACGTCTAGCCTCACCGCGACCAATCTTCTCAGGATTTGTTAACATGGCATTCGGCTTCGGTTTTGCTGTGCCGTCTTTGGGATGGAGAGCCGGGGGTGCCCCTACTGGCTCAATACGGGCTATATTTGGGTATGGTTCTCCCAACACTGCAATAACCAATCTTGTGTCCAATACAGGTGTAGTGTCTACGGACACTACTGGCGTAGGAACTGCTAGGTCTAGTTTAGCTGCCGCTGGGTATGGGACTGATAAAGCTATATTTGGATATGGTGACACTGGCGCTAATGTTTCTATAACTAATAAAGTGTCCAATACGGGCGTGGTAGCTACGGACACTACTGGAGTTGGAACTCCTCGGTATTCTTTAGCTGCTGCTGGTTATGGAACTGATAAAGCTATATTTG